AGAGACAGACATTATGATGATTAAAAAAACGGAAAAGTAAAAAGCTGTGGCTGTTTAAAAAACGAAAACATTCAAAAATTATACGCTTATGGTACTGCACCGTGCAAATTGAACGGAAATAAAATAAGAAAAACAAATACATCAGGGACAACAGGTGTTTGGTTTGATAAGTCAAGGAATAGGTGGTGCGCAGAAATAATGTTTAAAAAGACAAAATATTTTTTAGGACGCTACAAAAGCAAAGAAGAAGCTATAAATATTCGGAAAATTGCAGAAGATAAAATTTTTTGCGAATTTTTAGAATGGTATGAAAAAACTAAAAAAAGTGATTGACTTTTTGCGAGGCATTGATATATTTATTCTATATAGTAAAAAGAGAGGAAGTGAAAGAAAAATGCCGGCGGGACACTTGAAAAATGAACATGATAAAGAGAATAAGGAACAGGACTTTGAAACAACATTTTTGCATGGGCATGACGGTTCGCAATGTATATATTATACAAATGAAAAATGCTTATATTATAATGACTGTGAATCACCGTGCCACCATTGTCATCACTACACGACAAAAATTAGAAATTGAAAAACTGCTTGTTGTTCGCAACGGGCAGTTTTTTTAAATTTTCGCTCAATTTTTTATTCGGAAAAATTTTTA